ACGCGGAATTTTGGGGCGGGGGTTTCGGGGGGGCGGTTTTTTGGGCGGAACGTTTGTGAACGAGCGAATCGGGACGGGCGTTTGCTCGTGAAAAAAATGCCGCGTGGACCCAAAAGAAAACCCGCCGAATTGGAGCGCCGTCTCGGCAACCCGTCGAAGCGCCGCAAATCCGCGCTCGCGGCAGCCGCAGCCGACGCCGCGCCCTCCGACCTGCCGCCGCCGCCGCACCTCGCACCCGGCGTCGCCGACGTCTGGCGCGGCTACGTCGCAACCACGATCGGCCAGACCATCATCAAAGCCGGCGACCTGTTCGCCCTCGAGCGCCTGTGCACCTACCTCTACGAGTGGCGCCAGCTGACCGAGGCGCTGCGCGACAACCGCACCAAAAGCGGCCTGCGCCTGACCGAGTCCTACAAGCGCGCCGGCTACGGCACCATCGTCAAGACGCGGCCCGAGGTCGGCCAGCGCGCGCATCTCGAGCAGGCGATCCGCGGCCTCGAGGCGCAGTTCGGCGGCACGCCGTCGTCGCGCGCCACGGTGATGGAGAAGATCATGGAGGCGCGCGAGGCGAAGAAGCCGCCGCTGCCCGCCCCGCCCGGCTCGCAAGGCGCCACCGACGGCGCCGCCCCGAACGTCCCGCCGCCGCCGTCGTCGCCCATCGGCACGCTCGGCTCGCGCAAGCTCAACTAGGAGGTTAAATCGATGTCGAGCTATCGCTTTCCTATGAAGTCGCGTGCTGCGCCTGTCCGCAAGGATGAAATGACCGACGGTATGAGCGCGTCTGGGGCTTTGGCCGACGCTCAGTCCGATGTCGATCGTCTAACCGCCGAGCTCGACGCTGCCGCCGCAGCTATCGATGCTGAAATCCGGGCGCGGTTCGTGGTCATCGCGCGCCAGATCACCGCGCTGTACAACGCCAACCCCGCTCTCCGGTATGCGCGGCCGTCTGACTTCACGAGCGACCTTATGAACTTCTACTACGACCCGATCAATAGCTGATCGTACATTAGACGTGTGACCCCCGCCAACTACTACGACCCGACCCCCGTCGCGCACGCCCGCGCCCTCTCGCCGAAGCCCTCCCTTCCCGGCATCTGGTTCGACCAGGCCGCCGCCGACGAAGCGGTCTGGTTCTTCCCCTGGTATTGCCGTTTCACGCAAGGCTCGACGAAACGCCGCGGCGCCGGCGACGGCGGCATCGCCAAGATCACCTCCTTCGCCGGCCGCGCCTTCGAGCTCGCGCCCTGGCAGGCGTGGATCGTGCGCCAGCTGTTCGGCTGGAAGCGCGCCGACGGCACGCGCCTCTATCGCCGCTGCATCGTCTGGGTGCCGCGCGGCAACGGCAAGACCAACTTCGCCGCCGGCATCGCGCACCTCGCCATGCTGCGGCTCGGCGTGCAGGGCGCGGAAGTCTACTCCGTCGCCACCAACAAGGACCAGGCCTCGATCGTCTTCAACGACGCCTGCGGCATGCTCGCCTATTCGCCCGACCTCGCCCGCGTCTACGAGCCGCGCAAGTCGTCGCTCTACTGCCCGGCCACCGACGCCGTCTTCATCCCGCTGTCGGGCAAGCCGAAGGGCCGCCACGGACTCAAGTGCCACACGCTGATCGGCGACGAGATGCACGAGTGGGCGTCCGGCGACCTCTACGACTTCGTGCGCCAGAGCCAGGTGAAGTGGGCCGACCCGATCGAGTTCCTGATCTCCACCGCCGGCGAGGATCAGAACGGCTTCGGCGGCGAGCTGTGGGACGAGTGCGAGCTGATCGCCTCCGGCGCCGTCGACGATCCCGAGACGCTGGTCGTGATGTTCGGCGCCAAGCCGGAGGACGACATCGCCGATCCGGCCGTGCAGGCCCGCGCCAACCCCAACTACGGCATCTCGATCGCGCCGGAATCGCTGGCCGCGACGGTGGCGAACGCGCTGCAACTGCCGCGCAAGCTGCCCAAGGTCAAGCGCTACAACTTCAACATCTGGGCGTCCGACTTCGTCACCTGGCTGCCGGCCGAGATGTGGGCCCGCTGCGCCGCGCGCCCCGACGACCGCAACGCCTGGAAGCGCTTCGAGACGGAGCTCGCCGGGCGCGAGTGCTACGCCGCCTTCGACGGCGCCTCGACGCGCGATACCAACGCGCTGATCCTGCTGTTCCCGCCGAAGGGCGACGAGACGCGCTGGCGCGTACTGCCGCGCTTCTGGTGGCCGCGCGACTCGGCGCTGGCGCAGAAGTCCGGCGCGCGCATCCCGGTCGAGAGCTGGGAGACGGACGGCGCCATCACGCTGACGCCCGGCAACGTCGCCGACCACGACGCGATCTGCGAGGCCATCGTCGCCGACTGCGCCCGCTTTCGCATCCTGCAGCTCGGCATCGACCCGTTCAACGTGCACCAGCTGGTGCAGGACCTGATGGCGGCCAAGGTGCCCGTCGTCACGGTGCCGCAGAAGATGCTGACGCTGTCGCCGGCGGCCAAGCAGCTCGAGCGCTGGGTCATGCAGGGCCAGGTCGACCACGGCGGGCATCCCGTCCTGAAGTGGCAGGCCGCGTGCGCCGCCGTCAAGGAAGACAACGCCGAGAACATCATGCCGGCGAAGCGCCGCTCGTCGGGCAAGATCGACGGCATCGCGGCCCTCGTCACGGCCGTCGCGGTCGCCAACGTCGAGCCGCCGGCCAAGGCCTACTACGAGAACGGCCACCCGCTGATCATCCTTTGACTTGTTACGGCTCGCGCTCGCCTCCGGCAAGACGCTCGCCGGCTGCCGCGGCCGTGAAAAGGAGATCCTGATGTCCTATGCGATGCTGCTGGGCCGCAAGCGCGCCGCCCGCAAGGGCGACGTCGTCGAGTTTCCGGGCTCGAATTGGCAGGACCGAGTTGCGGAAGCCCTCGCCGCGCAGCCTGCCGCCGACGAGGCCGCCGCGCGTGCCCGCGCTATCGCGCTGCGCGACGAAATTGCGAAAGTCGACTTGGCCTTCATGGCTCTCGAAGAGTTCCGCTTCATGGAAGACGCGCGGGACGCGTACGCGGATGAGTGGCTGGAGTGGGCGGACCAGCTCGATGCGCTTGCCGCGCAGGCCGACGGCTTCGTCGCTGAGTACGATTCGATCCTCGCCACCGCGACCGCCAACGGATGGACCAACGTTACCGACGTCTTCTACGAGGACACCGAGACGCCGTCCGATCTTGCCCGCGAATGCCGCATGAATGCCGCGCTGTTCCGCCGCTTTTCCGCCAAAGCCCCCGTCTGATCACAGCCCCGACCAAGGAGCCCCGCCCATGTCGTCCTACGCCTTCGCCGCGCGCGTGAAAGCCATCGATACCGCAGGCCCGGAAATGAAGCGCCTCTCCGAGAAGGCCGCCGCCGCCGTCAAGCCGGAAGCCAAGGGGCTCTCCGAGGAGCTCGACGCGCTCGCGCTCGACGTGCAGAACGGCCGGTTCTCGTCGTCCTCGGCCAACGGCCCCGACTATTTCGACGGCGTCGTCGGGCAGTGGATCGACCACGTCACGAGCGAGGCCATCTACAACGGCGAGGAGTGGCAGCAAGCCATCGCGGACGATGCGATGGCCGCGGGAGAGGATGCGGCGGTCGGCTATCATCCCGTGAGCCAGCGGCTGACGCGCTTCCTCGCCCTGATGCAGCAGGCGCGCGAGCTGATGGGCAAGTCGGCGCGCGGCCCGATCGCCCGCAAGGCCATGGCCGCGCCCGGCATGACCGGCGAGGCGGACGACGGCGACGAGGCCGCCGTCGGCTCCGTCACGGTCGTCGCGCCGCGCCTGCGCCGCTATCGCGCCGTGCTGGTGCGCTCGGTCAACGAGCAGGCCGTCGTCGAGTTCGACGCGCTGGAGACCGACCCGCAGCACGAGATCGCCGAGGCCGTCGCCGCCAACGTGCCGCCCGAGGCCTGGGTGCGCCGCGAGAGCGGCTGCTGCGGCTATACCTACCTCGACAAGGTCGAGGACATCGGCCCGGCCTCCGGCCCGGTAGCCCTCCCCGCCGGCGGCATGAAATCGCTTCCTGCTCCGGACGCCAAAGGCGACGTCATCGACTTCACGACGGGCGAGACGATCGACACCGGCAGCGCTGGAGCGTCCGCAAATATCGCCACGGCGCCCGACGTCGAGGCCTGGGCAGGTCTGCGTCTCACGGTTGACGATGGCGGAACGGTCACGACCGACGACGCCTATGCGGATTTCGTCGTCTGGTGTCAGCGCGAGGATATGGAGCCGATGGGCCAGTCGTGGTTCGACGGCTACATGACCGATCTCGGCTACGTTCGCCAGCGCATCGCCGGAGCGGTGCGCTACATCGGCGTGACGATCTCCTGAAGGCCGCAGCCATGGCTCGCCCGACGCCGGCGCATGCGCTCGCCGAGATCGAGGCCGTCGCCAAGGGCCTCGCGGATCTGCGCGAGGCGGCGAACGCCGCCGAGACCGAGCAGGACGCCGCGTCGCTGAAGTTCGCCGCCTCCGAGCTGCAGCACCGGATCGCGGCCCTGCATCTCGACAAGCTCGGCGACGACATCGACGACCCGGCCTGGCACGACGTGCACGAAGCCCTCGCCGCGCTCTGTTCCGACCTCGGCATCGACGATGCCGCGCCCGAGTCCGAGCCCGAGCCCGAGGCCAAGGCCCTTTCCAACGAGGACGTCGCGAAGATCGTCGCCGCCCGCTACGGCGCCGGCACGCGCAAGCCCGACCTCGCCGACTACATCGTCAACGGCTTCGAGGAAGGCCTGCGCATGACCGCGCGCGCAGCCTGGGCCGGCGTCAAGCTCGCCGTCGCCGGCGCCGTCGCCGCCGGCAAGCTCGCCGCCCCGGTCATAGTCGCCGCCGGCGAGGCCGCCGGCCGCGCGGGCCAGCGCGCCGCCGAGGCCATCGCGCGCGCCTGGGACGAGAGCCAGCACCCGCGCGACGAATCCGGAAAGTTCACCAGCAAGGAAGCCGCCATGAACGCCTTCGCCGACGCGACCGATCAGAGCCTGCGCCGCCTGATGAAGCGCGCCGTCCGCGCCTGGAAGCGGGCCGGCGACGGCGACCTCGAGACGCTGATCGCCATGATGCAGGCGCTGATCGAGCAGACGCGCGCCGCCCGCGAGGAGCTGGCCGGCCTCGCCGCCGCGGACGCCGAGCTGACGCCGGACGACGCGGCGCTGCTCGACATGCTGGCCGCGCTCACCGTCGAGACGCGCGCCCGCGCCGACGAGCTGGCGCAGCTCGCAGCGGCCTCCGGCGCCAAGTCGCGCAGTCCGCGTTTCGTCAAGGCGGAGGGCCTCGGTTGCCGCCTCATCACGGTTCAGAGCTACCTCGACGAGGCCACCGTCGCCGAGAAGCAGGCGGCGGGCGATTATACCGTTCTCGTCAGCCCGGAGTTCGATCTCGACGGTGAGCAGGCGCGCGTCGTGCTCGACGGTCATCACAGCCTGAATGCGGCTTTGCGCGACGGCGTCGCCCCGGAACTGGTCGCGGCCGGAACCGAAGCGGGTGCGGGTTTCGTCAAGCCGTTGCTCGATGCCACCACGCGCACGCCCATTGCCGCCTGAAGCCAACGCGCGAACGGAACCCCCCATGCTCGAGTTCGACGGCACCGGCGTCGCGCCGCGCCACGACGAGACGCGCGCCGCCGCCGAGCGCCAGATCATGGCGTTCGTCGCCACCAAGCGCTTCTCCGACCTCGAGGAGGAGCTGCTTTCGGGCGGCGAAGCCATGCTGACGCAGAGCGGCATCCGCCTCTCGGCCGCGCAGGCGCTGCGCGTCTCCACCGTGTTCGCCTGCCGGCGCGTCATCGCCGAGGACATCGCGACGATGCGCATCGAGGTCGTGCGCCGCTCGCGCGACAAGGCCACGCAGCTGCCCAAGACCGATGTGCTCGAGGATCACTATCTCAATCCGCTGCTCAACATCACGTCGGGCACGCCGAACGAGTGGATGACGATCTCGGAGCTGATCGAGCACTGGGTCGGCACCGCCACGATGTACCCCGGCGGCTATGTCTACGTGACGCGCAACGGCGACGAGATCGACGGTCGCGGCATGCGCCGCGCCGCCGGCGGCGAGGTGCTGGAGCTGCTGCCGCTGATGCCCGGCGCCGTCAGCGTCTGGCAGCAACCCGACTGGACGCCGCTCTACCACGTCAACGCCTACGGCGAGAGCTGGTGGGCCGACCGCGCCAACCTGCTGCGCCTGCACGGGCCGATGGCCGACAATGCGCTCGCCGGCATGGCCGTCAGCCATGTCGCGCGCGAGGCCATCGCGCTGGCCTCCGCCGTCGAGGCCGCCGCCGCCCGCTTCCACAAGAACGACATGCGACCCGCCGGCGCGCTCGCCATCAAGAACAAGGCGCTGACCATCGACCAGCTGAAGGAGATGAAACGCGACTGGGATCAGCGCTTCTCGCAGGGCGGCGAGGGCGGCATTGCCCTGCTGATGGACGATATCGAGTTCAAGGCCTTCAACGCCACCAGCGCCGACAGCCAGACGCTGGAGAACCGCAAGATGCAGGTCGAGGAGATCTGCCGATTCTTCCGCGTCTTCCCGGTCGCCATCGGCCACCAGGCCGGCCAGGGCTACGGCACGACGGAGAACTTCTTCGACGCGCATTACACGCACACGCTGAAGCCCTGGGAAACCAAGATCGAGCAGGCGCTGAACGCGACGCTGCTCAGCCGCGAGGATCGCCGCGCCGGCATCTCGATCCGGCTCCGCCCGGCGCGCCGCGGCACCTTCTCCGATCGCATGCGCGCCTACAACGAGGCCGTGAAGACCACCATGACGCCGAACGAGTGCCGCGCCGAGGAGGGCCTCGACCCGCTGCCCGGCGAGGCCATGAACATGGTGCAGCTGCAGGCCAACAACACGGGGATCATGCCGCAGGCGGGCGGCAAGCCCGCGCTGGCAAGGCCAGGGCAGGACAAGCCCGGGCCGGAGCAGCTGCGGCAGCAGCCCGGCGAAGCCGCGCCAGCAGCCGCCGAGTCCGGGGACGCGCCCGCGCAAGAGGCCGCGCCATGAGCCAGGTCGCCGAGGTCGCCGCCGAGTTCGAAGGCTGGTGCGGCGCGTTCTTCGCCGGCAAGGCCGACCTGTCGCGGCCCGACCTCGCGGCGCTGCTCGGCCGCACGCTCGCCTTCAAGTGCGATCTCGACGCCGCCCACGCCGCCGCCGGCAGCGACTGGAGCGAGCCCGACGCCGCCAGTCTCGCCGCCTCGCTCGCCGACATCATCGACCGTTTGGAGAAATACACATGAGCTACGCAATGAGACTAGGCGCCAAGGCCGCGAAGCCCGTCGATTCCGCGCGGCTCGACGACGCTATCGATGCCGTCAAGGACAATGAGTTCACGACGGAAGATGCCGACATCATCAACGATCTGGCGAAGCATGTCTCGTCGCTGGATCCGGGCAAATTCAACGAGATCGACAGCGACGACCTCGACACGCTGATCGACCTCGCGGAGCGTACGCCGCAGGCGTTCGATGGCGCCGTCATGCAGAAGCTCAAGCAGACCGCCAAGGAGGCGGCCGGCAAGGATCTCAAGATCGACGCGGAAGCCTACGCCCGCGACGGTGGCACGCACGGCGACTGGGACGAGGGCAAGCACCCGCGCGACGACGCCGGCAAGTTCACCAACAAGTCGGGCTTCGCCTGGAGGTTCGGCTGATGCGCATTGACATCAAGGACGCCGCCGCCGGCGTCGCCTGGCAGACCAAGCGCGCCACGCTGGCGCTGAAGGCGGCCGACCTTGCCGAGGACGGCACCTTCACCGGCTACGGCTCGGTGTTCGACGTCGTCGACAGCGGCGGCGATGTCGTCCGCCCCGGCGCCTTCGCCGCCTCGCTCGCCGCGCGCAAGGCCTCCGGCGACTGGCCGCGCCTGCTGCACGAGCACAACCCGGAGCGCCCCATCGGCGTCTGGCTCGACATCGCCGAGGACGACTACGGCCTGCGCTGCAAGGGCAAGCTCTGCCTCGAGGTGCAGACCGCGCGCGAGGTCTACGCGCTGATGAAGGCCGGGCACCGCTACGGCCTGTCGATCGGCTACGAGGTCGGCAACTGCAGCTACTGCGCCGCCGAAGACTGCGAGACCAAGTTCGGCTACACCGGCCCGATGCCCCACCTTCCGACCGGCCAGGTGCGCGCCATCGAGAGCTGCGACCTCTGGGAAATCTCGGCCGTCACGTTCCCGATGAACACGCACGCCGGCATCAACGACTTCAAGGCCGCCGCAGCCGCCGCCGACGATGCCGCCATCGCCGCGCTCGCCGCCGCCGTCGCGCGGCGTCAGCGCGCCATCGAGGCCCTGAAGGCCCGCTGACCGCCGTTACCCCGCCTTTACCCCGCCTTCCGGCCTCGCGGCATGCGCGGCCGGCGCGATCTCGTGTGCCCCAGCGTACCCCCTCCGAACGAAAGGACCGTTAGCATGACCAGCCACAACCCGGCGGCGCCCGAGACCAAGAGCGCCGCGAAGCCTGCCGGCGCGCTCGCCGAGCTCGCCGCCCGCATCGACGCCCAGGGCCGCGACATCGCGGCGATCGCCACCAAGGCGGCCGCCCCGCGCGCCGTCGGCAACGCCCGCGCCCGCCTCGACGAGATCACGCAGCGCGCCCTGAAGGCGCTCCGCGACTCCGCCGACGAGGAGACCAAGGCGAACCGTGCCGGCCGCGGCGTCGACCCGCTGCTGGCGCAGCGCATGGACCGCCAGAACGCCGAGATCGACCAGGCTACCGCCGCCGCCCGCGACCTCGAGGTCGCCGAGCTGAAGTCGCAGGTCGCCCAGCTGCAGCGCAAGGCCGCCCGCCCCGCCGGCCCGTCCGGCCTGATGCCCGGCGCCGCCGGCCGCTCGCAGAAGTCGGCCGCCTTCGCCCGCCACAAGAAGGCGGTGGACCGCTACATGCGCACCGGCCAGGAGGTGTTCAACGGCGAGCACCTGCGCGAGATCGAGGCCAAGGCGCTGACCAGCGAGCGCGCCCCCGACGGCGGCTTCATGGTGCACCCCGAGTACGACACCGGCCCGGTCGAGCGCTACCTGATGAAGATGGTGGCCATGCGCCGCATCGCCCAGGTGCGCACGATCTCGGCCTTCGAGTTCGTCAAGCCGATGAACACCGGCGGCGCCACCGGCGGCTGGGTCGGCGAGCGCCAGGCACGCTCCGAGACGAGCACGCCGACGCTGAACGAGCTGCGCGTTCCGACGCAGGAGCTGTACGCTCGTGCGCTCGCCTCGCAGCGCCTGCTCGACGACGCCGCCGTCGACATGGAGGGCTGGCTGGCCGACGAGGTCAACATCACCTTCGCCGAGATGGAGGACGCCGGCTACATTTCCGGCAACGGCGTGCTGCAGCCGGACGGCCTGCTCGGCAACTCCAGCCGCTTCGTCGCCGACGCCAGCTGGTCGGCCGGCAAGCTCGGCTACATCGTCACCGGCGGCGCGAGCGACTTCGCGTCGAGCGGCCCGATGGACGCGCTGATCGACCTGACGGCGGCGCTGAAGGGCGGCTATCGCGCCAACGCGTCGTTCCTGATGAACCGTCTGACGATCGGCAAGATCCGCAAGTTCAAAGACTCGACGGGCCAGTACCTGTGGCAGCCCTCGACGCAGGTCGGCCAGCCGGCGACGCTGCTCGGCTATCCGTGCGAGGAGTCGGACGCCATGCCGGACATCGGCGCCAACGCGTTCCCGATCGCCTTCGGCGACTTCAAGCGCGGCTACCTGATCGTCGACCGCGTCGGCATTCGCGTGCTGCGCGACCCGTACTCGTCGAAGCCGAACGTCGAGTTCTACACGACGAAGCGCGTCGGCGGCGGCGTGCAGAACGACGAGGCCATCAAGCTGCTGAAGGTCTCCACCTGATTCCGGCGGCGGCGGCTCGTTCGCGGGCCGCCGCCGTTCGCCAGCAGTCGCGCCTCCTCCGTCTCAACCCTGCCAAGGATTCCACCCCATGAAGGACCTGTTCAGCCTCATCTCGCCGGCCGTGCTGCTGCCGGCCGCCGCCTACAACGCCGACAACACGCCGGCCGCCGTCGCGCTCGCCGGCTTCACCAGCGCCCTCGTCGAGATCTCGGTCGGCGTCGGCGGCATCACCTTCGACGACACCAACAAGGTCGAGTTCAAGCTGACGCACTCGCTCGACGGCGGCACCACCTACACCGCCGTGGCGGCTGCCGACGTGCAGCTGCCCGCGGGCCAGTCGGTCGGCACCGGCGGCATCGTCAAGTCGCTGATCGCGGCCCACGCCGCCGCGGCCGTCTACAAGGTCGGCTACATCGGCGGCGGCACGCACCTGAAGCTGCTCGCCGACTTCTCCGGCACGCACGGCACCGCGACGCCGATGGCCGCCACCGTCGCCCGCGGCGGCGCGCTGCGCGCTCCGGTCTGATCCGGAGCACGAACCAACGCGGGGGCCGCGTTCGCGCGGCCCTCCACTCATCCGAGACCGCAAGGGGGAAGCCATGACATCCGCAATCGTGCACACGCCGTTCAAGGGCTGCGACGACGGCGCCGTGCATCCGCGCCAGGTCGGCAAGGGCGAGACCGTGCACGGCGACCTCGCCCGCGCCGCCATCGCCGGCGGCTTCGCCGACCGCATCGGCTCGGGCGAGTTGCAGACGGCCGATGGCGACGGCATCGAGAAGACCGCCGTGGAACCCGGTCCCGACGGCGAGGCCACGCTCGGCGAAGCCGGCCCCGCGCCGGTGGCGGCGCCGACGAACAAGGCCCGCAAGTCCGCGCCGGCCAAGAAGTAGTTGCCGAAGCCACGCCGCAGGGAGGCAGCCGATGACCGAGCAAAAAGCCGGCGAATGGCCGCGCCACCTCGACCGCCTCGCCGAGATCGGCATGCCGCCCAACCAGGACGAGCTCTCCGCGCCGCGCCCCGACGAGGGCATGGCGACGCCGGAAAGCCTGGCTGCGGTGACCGACGAGGTGATCCGCCTCGAGCAGCTGCTCAACGAGACCAACGGCATCGTCGACTGGATCGGCCGCGAAATGGTCGACATGGCCGAGGCCTACGTGCCCGACGCTCCCGGCGACGCGGACGACCCGGTCGAGCGGTACCGCCGCGCCCTCGGCAGCGGCGGCGACAGCGAAGCCTATGCGGAGGCGCGCCGCTCCGCCCAGCAGCAGCTCGACGCCTGGACCGCCTACGCGCGCACCCTGGGCGAGGTCGTCTCGCTGTGGCGCACGGCGCGCGCCGTGGCCGAGCACAACCTGTCCTGGCAGAGCTACCTCTCGGGGGCCGCATGAGCTATGAGATGACGCTGTCGCTCGCCGTGGCGCCGGCCGACGACGCGCTGCTCGTCGATCGCGCCGCGGCCAAGACGCACCTCAGGATCCTGCATACGAGCGAGGATGCCGAGATCGACGCGCTGCTGATCGCCGCGCATGCCTACGCCGAGACCTTGACGGGCAGCGCCTTCCGCCGCGCCACCTGGGAGCTGGCCCTGCCGGCGTTCCCGGTGGCCGAGATACGGCTGCCCTATCCGCCGCTGGTCTCGGTCTCCAGCATCACCTATCGCGACAGCGGCGGCACGTCGCAGACGCTCGACGCCGGGGCCTACATCGTCGCCAAGCGGCGCGGCTGCGGCCGTGTCGTTCCGGTTTCCAGCTGGCCGCTGACGGCGGCGCATCCGGAAGCCGTCGTCGTGCGCTTCGTCTCCGGCTACGCCGCCGCCGATGCGCTCGACCTCGCCGAGGCCCGCCAGGCGCAGCACGCAATCAAGCTGCTCGTCGGGCACTGGTACGCCAACCGCGAAGCCTTCGGCGACGGCAAGGGCGCAGGCGCTCCGCCGCCGCACTCGGTCGAATCGCTGCTGTCGCGCTACTACGCCAAGGGGTGGGTCTGATGCCGGCCGGCTCCCGCACCGAGCTGATCGAGATCGAGCGCGAGACGCGGACCAAGCGCGCCGACGCCGGCTTCGACACGTCCTGGAGCGTCGTCGGTGCGCTGTGGGCCGCGGCCGAGTACGGCGGCGGCTCGGAGGGCGAGGCGCGCGGCGCCGTCCGCCACACGCGCCGGCTGCGCTTCGTCGTGCTTACCGAGGCCGTGCGCGCGCTCGCCGTAACGCCGGCCGACCGCATCCGCTGGCAGGGCCAGCTCTACAACATCCGCGAGGTGCCGCCGCGCCTCGCCACGGCCGGCGAGACGGCGATCGTCGCCGAGAGTGGGGTGACGCAGTGAAACACAGGCATATGCGCTCCGTCAGGTCGATTCCGCAGCGAACCGTCGTCCATGTGCGCGGGCTGCAATCGACGGATCACACGCGGCACGACTACACAACGCGGGGCGCGGTGTTTCGGTCGCTCCCCGACGCTGGCGGGTTTTCCGGCGCGAGCTTTCCCGGGCCTCTCAAGCCTTGGACGCCGTTGCGCCGCTACCGTCACCTGCAGCCCGTCGACAAGATTCACGCGATCGCCGTCGGGCGTCTTACGAACGCGCGTAGACGGGCCCGGCGGCCGTTGTGCCGGCGTGCTCCATGACGGTCTCGCTCGAAATGGCGCTGCAGGAGGCGCTGACCGCCGTGCTGACGCCCGTGCTGGCGGCGCTGGACCCGGCGGTCGAGCTGTTCGACCAGGCGCCGCAGGCGCAGGCCTACCCGTTCGCCGAGTTCGCGCGCGTCACCTTCCGCACCGATGCCGACCTGACGCCCGACCAGCAGCGCGCCACCATCACCTTCGCCGTCTACGACGACAGCCGCGGCCGCCGCGGCGTCGTCGCGCCGATGTCGGCCATGCGCGGCGCGCTGCACAACCTGCGCCTGCCGGTGACCGGCGGCGAGGCCGTCAACATCATGCACGAGCAGTCCGACGCGGTCGTCGACAGCGACGGCGTCACCTGGGTCGGCACCGCGATTTTTACCGCCTGGCTGGCGCCGGACTGAGCCACCCGGCTGCTGGTGGGCAACCGAAGGGCCAGCAGCCCGGCTGCTGGTGGGCAGCCGAAGGGCCAGCAGCCCGGCTGCTGGTGGGCAGCCGAAGGGCCAGCAAAGTGAAATTCGATGTGAAGGCCGAGCTGAAGCTCGACGTGGCGGCGGCGCAGGACGCCATCCGCGACGCCGTGCGCGAGGCGCTGCAGCAGTCCGTCGACATCGTTGTCGCCGATGCCAAGGCGCTGGCCGCGCCGATGCGCAAATCCGGCGCGCTCGAGGCGTCGATCGGCGGCGAGGTCGGTGAGGGCCTGGCGGCCACCGTCTGGGCCAAGAAGTTCTACGCCCGCTTCCTCGAGTTCGGCACCAAGCACGCGCGCGCCAAGCCGTTCATGCGGCCCGCCATCGTCGCCGCCCGCGCCAGGGTCGTGGCCCTCATCACGGCCGCCGTCGCCGGCGCATGGGAGGGCAAGGACCTGATCGCCGCCAGCAAGCGCCGGCCCACCGCGCAGGCCGCGCCGCCGCCCGGCTCGACGCCGCAGCCGCAGCGCCCGCCGCCCGAGAAGCGCAAGCGCACGCGCGAGGAATGGCGCGCCTACGGCCATTGGAAAAAGCATCGCAACGACAGAACCGGCGGCGTCAATGCCACCGGCCGCTCGACCCGCCCCGGCAGACACTGACAGAAGGAACGACAGCCCATGACGACTCCCTACCAGCGCGGCCTCGACATGCTGCTGAAGGTCGACACCGCCGCCAGCGGCGGGCCGACCTACACCACGCTCGGCGGCATCCGCTCCGCCAGCATGTCGATCGACAGCCAGGCCGTCGACGTGACCAACGCCGACAGCGCCGGCCAGTGGCGCGAGCTGCTCGACAACGCCGGCACCAAGGACATCAAGGTGTCCGGCTCTGGCGTCGGCAAGAAGGAGACGGTCGCCGCCAAGGTGCTCGACTACTCGATCGGCTCGGTCATCCGCTCGTGGGAGGTCGTCGTGCCCGGCCTCGGCACGTTCGCGCTGCCGATGAAGATCACCAGCTTCAAGCTGGACGGCAAGAACAACGGTGAGGTCGCGTTCTCGATCTCGCTCGCCTCCGCCGGTCAGCCCGTGTTTACCGCCGAGACCTGAGCGGTGACGTAGCAGCGGCGCGCGCGGGGGCGCGCGGGCCGCGCCGATTTCCAGCAACTCCAAGGGGGAACCCATGTCGCTCAACCGTGTCCGCGGCGAGGCCGAGATTGCCATCGCCGGCAAGTTCTACCGCCTGGCGCTGACGCTCGACGCGCTCGCCCGCGCCGCCGATGCCCTCGGCGAGCCGGACCTGACCTTCAGCGGCTTCGTGGCGCGGCTCAACCTGCAGCGCGCGAGCGACATGCCGCTGCTGCTCGGCGCGCTGCTTGCCGGCAACGGCCACGACGTTGCCATGGAGGATATCCGCCGCGCCAATCCGCTCGAATACCTCGGCGCCGTGGCGCAGCTGTTCCCGCAGGCGCAGCAGCCGGACGCCAAGCCCGAGGCCAAGTCGGGAAACGGCCGGGCGGGGAAGCCAGCAGCGTAACGCCCGAACGCTCCCTCGCCACCTTCCTCGTCCAGGCGATGGAAATCGCCTTCACGCTGCTGCGCATGGCCCCGCGCGACTTCTGGGCCATGACGCTCGCCGAGTGGGACGCCGCCTATAGCGGCCTCGTCAAGGCCGGCAAGCTCAAGTCCGGCGGCGGCGACACGAACGCCGTCAACGGCGGCATGTCCGGCAGCCGGCTGGACGAGCTGATGGCGCGCTACCCCGACACCGCCCCGGATCCCTGAAGGACAACCACGACATGGGCTCCACCCACGCGCTTGCATTCTCGATCACCGCCGACGAGCAGCCGCTCGTCGATGCGCTGAATCGAGCGAACGACCATGCCAAGCGCTCGGCAAGTTCGATTTCGTCGTCCTTTGCCAACGTCGGCGAACCGTTCCAACTGGCACTGTCAGCCGTTACTACCAAGGCGGCTGAATTCGGATCAGCGGTTTCGTCGGCTATAGAAGGCGGTGCAGCCGGTATTGAAAAAGGGCTTTTGGGAGGAGTCGAAGCGTCAAAAGCCGGGCTCATTGATCTGGCTGATTTTGCTGTCACAACATTCGCAGCGAGGTTCGGCAAAATAGGTAAAATTATTGAGTTGGTATGGGATAGCTCGAAAGGGTTCGTTGGAGGAATAATCGACGACTGGACCGTCCGTCTTGCCAAGTTCAGCGAGCGCGAACTGTTCGATTCTGGAAGAATTGAAAAGTTCAAAGAACAGATGGTAGCCGTCTCGCAGGGCATTACCGTCGCGCAGCTGTACCTCGAAACAGTCGGAAAAAGCGCTGGAAAGGCGTTTGCTGATGCGCCTGATGCCATTGCTGGCGTGGGTGCAGCTTTGCAGGCGATCGCGACGACCGGGCTGCCGCGCACTGAGCAGGCTCTCGCGGCTGTCGATGTGCAGGCCAAGAACGTGAAAGGCTCCCTTGATGAGCTAAGCCGGGGGCTGCGCAGCGCGGTAGATTCGATCATTAATAACACACTGCGAATTCCCGAGTTTGCGCAAATTACCGACGAGCTAAAGAAGCAGATCGATTTGCGGAAGCTGGAGAGCGAACTTATCGGTAAATCGGCAGATGAGCAGGCGCGGATTCGCGCCGAGCGTAAGATCTCCGATATGATGGCCACCTTCGGCGGCCGTGAAATGTCGACACAGCAGCGTGACGACGTCGACGCGATGAAGGCGGAGTTGCAAGCAGAGGTTCGGCGCGCTGAATCAGCAAAAGAGGCCATCCGCCAGGCCGAGCAGACGAAGAACCTCGTCGCCTACGTGCAGCAGCAGGCGGCGCTGCAGGAGGCGAACACCGCCGAGGTCGGCAAGACCGCCGGCGAGATCGCGCGTGCCCGCGTCGAGGCGCAGACCAATCTGCGCATCAACAAGGAGCACCTGACGCTGACCGAGGCGCAGAGCGCCGAGCTGCAGAAGCAGTATGCGATCCTGCAGGAGCAGGCCGATATCCGCGCCCGCGCCGCCTTCGACAAGAGCCTCGCCGACGCCGGCCGCAACTCCGTGCAGAGCGAGCAGCTGGCGCTCGAGATGGTTGGCCAGCGCGCCAGCGAGGTGGCGCGCGCCCGCTTCGAGCAGGCCGAGTTGAACAAGGCGGTGCATCAGGGCATCCCGATCACCGGCGAGCTTTCGGATCGCATCCACGGCTGGGGGCAGCGCCTGCG